CAAGAACCGCGGCGCTGAACGCGTCCGCGGTCCGGTGTGAGGTGGCCTTGGCGTTATCAACGGTATCAGCCACTCAAGTAACTTGAGTGAGCCAAGACTGGCCGTTGATAGACACGCTAAGGACACAGTCAAACCCCGAAAGTTGTTCTCCATTTCGGAGATGTCTGGCAACTTGAACCTCGGAGTGAACAACTCAGACATAGGTACATTGGAGTGTGCGTTATTGACACGCATGTATTACTGCGAAGTGAATGGAGACTTCGTAACTCCACCCCCCGTAGACAAGGTTCTGTTTGCGGGTCGGCTTAATGAATTCAAGCAATCTCTATTGGGATGTATGGAGGAGCCCACCAAATTTACCTTGACACAGGTTGTTGAGACGTATTGTGGTCGGCGTCGTACTATCTACGAGAATGCGATGAGGAAGTTAACCGAAATTGGTCTTTCAAGGAATGACGCTCGCTCTATCGCGTTTGTTAAGATGGAACTAGTGAATCCCAAGAAAGCCCCTCGTTGTATACAACCTCGTGACCCTGCTTATAACTTGAGTTTAGGCAGGTACATCAAGGCTGTCGAGCATAAGCTGTACGACGCCATTCGGAAGGTGTTCCGTGATGGTCCAACAGTGATGAAGGGGTTTAATGTGGAGGAAATAGGGTCCATAATACGTGGGAAGTGGCGAAGCTTCAATGACCCGGTGGCGATCGGATTAGACGCCACCAAATTTGACATGCATGTGTCGCCGGCAGCTCTAGCTTGGGAGCATAGCGTGTACACCGACCTGTTTAGGGGTGATAAACAGTTAAAACGGTTGTTACGCTGGCAGATGAACAATAAAGGTGCAGGGTACTGTGGGGATGGGAAGCTCAAGTACTCTGTCACCGGCAAGCGGTTCAGTGGCGACATGAACACAGGCTTAGGCAACTGCCTCTTGATGTGTGCTATGGTTTATGCATACGCACGTAGTCGCGGTGTGCATGTCAAATTGGTTAACAACGGGGATGACTGCGTGGTTATCATGGAGAAGGTGGACATGGCTCGATTCAACGAAGGTTTGGACGCATGGTTTATCGAGATGGGGTTCCGTATGGTTGCGGAATCACCGGTTTATGAGTTGCACCAGATAGAGTTCTGTCAAATGCAC